ACCGATGAAACTTTTAGCTTAGTAGAAATCGAAATAAAAAGGATTCAAAGCGAGTTAATGGAAATCGAAGTAATCAAAGAAATCACTCAACCCGAGCAATCAGTTGAGCCGACTCAAGAAGAAAAGACTGAAGATAACGAGCAAGTCCTAAAGGCAATTAAACAATTTAACAATCTATTTAAAAAGTAAAAATGGAAAATTTAATCAATGAAATGGCTGAGAACGTAAAAGGCATTAAGTCAGACGTTGCTGCTCAAATCGATGAAGTTAAGGCTTCAATCAAAGTGTTAGCGGACGAAACACAAAAGCAAATCGACGCACAAAACGCAGCTCAAAAGAAGGCTGCTTCTAAGCAAGTTAAGTTTATGGACGAAGCTATCATGGAGAAATTAGATGGTAACTTAGACCAAATCGAAAAGGAAATGAAGTCAGGCGGTAAATTCCGTTTAGATTTATCTGATGTTAAGACAATGACTTTGTCAGGTTCTTTAACAGGAGATGCTCAGGCTTCTTACGCTCCTAACGCTGCTATCTTACCAAGCCAAGCAGTAAACTTCCGTGACTTAATCCCAACTGTACGTTCTACAAGTGGTCTTTATGTATTCTACAAGGAAACTGCAACAACTAACAACATCGGCGCTCAAACTGAAGGTTCTGATAAAGGACAAAACAGTTACGCATTAAGCGAAGTTAAAGTTGTTAACGATTACATCGCTGGTTTCTCTACTTTCTCTAAGCAAATGGCTAAATCTTTACCTTTCTTGAGTACAACTTTACCAAGAATGTTGACTAGAGATTTCTACAAAGCAGAGAATAGTGCTTTCTATACAACTGTAAGTGGTGCTGCAACAGGATCAACTACAACTGCTGAAACTACTGATTTAAAGCAATTAGTTGACTATATCGGAAACCAAAAGGCTGCAAACTATGTAGCTTCTTTCGCAGTAGTAAGCCCAACTCAAATGGGTCGTTTATTGAAAGATACAATCACTCAAGGTTATTACGCTGGTAGTGGTTCAGTTATCGTTAACCCTAACGGTGGAATCACAATTTGGGGTGTACCTGTTGTTGCTGCTTCTTGGGTAGCTGATGACAAAGTATTAATCTTAGATAACAACTATTGTGAGCGTGTTGAAGTTGAAGGTTTAGCTATCGAGTTTTCTTATGAGAACGCAAGTAACTTCCAACAAAATATGGTTACTGCTCGTATCGAGTGTTACGAAGATGTAAACTTAATGCAACCAGCTTCTGCAATCTTCGCTGATTTCGGAAACGTTTAATTTTAAGTTTTACTTATAAAATTACCCTCACCGTAAATGGTGGGGGTTTTTTATTAATATTATTGTAAATTTGTAAAAAAGGGATATGTATAATTACATTATAGATTACACTCAAGTTGACTTAGGCACAATCACCGAGCCTGTAACGGTTGCGGAAGCAAAACAATATTGCCGTGTAAGTAACGACGTTGAAGACGATTTATTCGAGGAATTAATTACTCAATCACGTCAAGCAGTAGAAAAGGCAGCAAACATAAGTATTACCCCTAAAACAATCACTTTGTGGTTTACTAATAGTGCGGGTAACTTTCAGCTTCCATTCGGTCCTATGACCTCATTTACTAGTTTAACGGACGTTAACGGTAATACAATTACAAGCAACGTTTATAAGTTAATAGGTGGACAATATCCTAACCTACAAAAGCCTGATTGGGCGAATTTAACGGCGGTTTACACTACGGGTATGTCAACAGTGCCAAAAGAAATAAAGATTGCCATTTTGGACCAAATTAACTACGGTTACGAGAACAGAGGTATGGACGTTGACGATATGGGTATTTGTGAGAAGACCTGGAGAGTTTGCCAACGTTGGACAAGAACATCGCCAATATTATAATATGAGAATAGGACTACATAAAGACAATTACGTTGACGCTAACTCAATGACTAGATTAGTGGACGTTTATGCGCCTACTAGAACAAGCGATGGCGAAGGTGGGTTTGTAACTACCTTTGAGTTAGTTCAAACTGTATGGGGTGATTATAGACCACAAACACAAAATAGGGCAGTTCAAGAAAGCCAATTGTCATTCAATAGATATGCTAAATTGTTTATACGTTGGGACTTAGAAATTTCGGATAATTACCAATTAGAGGTTGAAGGTCAACGCTTTACAATACATTCTATTAAGGACGTGGATAATGCTCATAGATTTTGGGAAATTGAAATGTACGCTTAATGGCTATAACGATTGAAATAAAGAATCTTAACGAGGCTTTAAGTAAGTTCGATAAAATGAGCAACAACGTTAAAAAAGAAATTAAAAGCGAGGTTGCTGCTTCTGCATTGAATATACAATCAAACGCTATAAAGTTGGCTCCTGTTAACTTAGGTAAACTTAGGCAATCAATTTATACGGAAGAAAAGTCTAAAAGTGCAAACGAGTTTATGTATGTTATTGGCGCTGCTGCTAAATATGCTCCATATATAGAATTCGGAACAGGTGGCAAGGTTAGTATTCCAAGCGGATTTTCGGATGAAGCAAGTAAGTTTAAGGGCAAAACAGGTGGCAGATTTAAAGATTTGGTTAAGGCATTGACGGAATGGGTAATTAAAAAAGGGATTGCTAGTGGTAAACAAAGTAAGTCGGTAGCTTATGCAATAGCCTTAAGTATAATAAGAAAAGGAATAAGACCTCAACCGTTTTTAATACCAGCGTTTCAAGCAGAAATGCCTAAATTAATTAGTAAAATAAAAGACGTAATAAAAAATGCTAAATCCTAATATTGAAATAAAGAAATGGTTTGTAACTAACATTGCTTCGGCAACGGGATTGCCCGTTTACGACGGTATGGCTCCTGACAATGACCTAACCGAATATATTGTTTTAGATGGTAGAACATCAAGCCAACAACAAGGCAAAAGCGGTTACACAAATACAAATACTATTATAGTTGACATTATAACAAAAAATGCTAACTTTGGCTATAAACGTTCCGAAACAATATCTAATATGATATTAGAGGAAATAAATTCTGATACTAAAATAACACTACCAAGTGGGTGGACTTCCACTAGCTTATTTGTAAATAGTATCACAAATTTAGACGGCTTAAATCCATTGGATAATGTATTTAGAACGCTTATAACATATAATTTAACAATAACTCAAATTTAATAAAATGGCAGAAACTAAAGTATCAGGTAGAGATTACCTATTATTCGCAGACATCGACGACAACGGTACATTCAAACCTGTTGCTTGTCTTACTTCAAACAACATCACTTCTTCTTTGAACGTGATTGACGCAACTTCTAAGTGTGGAGATCAATTCCAACCTGGACCAGCTTACAACCAAACAATCAAAGCTGACGGGTTCGCAATCGACCAAACAGGAACGGCTTCTAAAGACAGTTACAATCAATTGTATTCTGCTTTTATCGCTGGAACTGTATTCGATATTAAAATGGGCGAGGCTACTCCTGTTGCGGGTAACGTTATTTATTCAGGTGCGGTTTTCATTTCTGCATTTGACGTAACTGCTGCGGATAAAGAAGATGTGAAATTTAGTGCGACTTTTACAGTAGCGGTTCCACCTTTAACACAAACAGTAACAGCTTAATAAAAAACAACAACAACTATGTTCGAATTAAAACTAAACAACAAAACAATCCACTTAAAGTGGGGTACTTGGGCTATGCGTGAATTTTGCGCAATAAACAATATTGGTATTGACAAGTACTTTGAACTATTAGGTAAAACACAATACGATTTAGACGTCGTTGTAAAAATGATTTACATAGGTTATAAATCAGGTTGTGTAAGTAACAAACAACCCTTTGAATATACGGAGGACGATGTTTGTGATTGGATTGATGAGTTAGGTGGACTTTTTAGTACCGAAGGACAATTCATTGAGTATGTTAAGTATATCATTTCGAATACGGTTACAACAGTTCAAGGAGTTGCTAAAGAGGAAAAAAAAAAGCCTAACAAAGCTAAGCTGGGATGATATATTAGTTAAGGCTGCCGAATGCGATATACGCCCAAACGAGTTTTGGGAAATGACTTGGAAGGACTTTTCTATTATCGTAATGGGTAAGGAAAGGAAAGAGTTAAATGAATGGGCGAGGACTAGAAACCTCGCCTATATTATATACTTAAGTAACACTACCGAAAAGGCGCCTAAATCAATTAAATCATTTTGGCATATACCAGCTATTGATGATGTGGATATTGAAATGGAGGACAACCCTAAGTTAACCGACGAACAACTTGCAAGGACATTAAAATTATACGGAGTAAATTAAAATAAAGATGGCAACCGAAGATTTACAAATTAATATTGGAGCGAATACGCAAGGATTACAAGAAGGTTTAAATAGCGCAACAAATTCTATTAAACAATTTGGTAGTGCAATACAAACAAGTACTAAGCCGACGGCTGATGCAACAAACGCTTTAACAAACTTGTCAAGGGTTGCTCAAGATGCTCCGTATGGATTTATGGGTATTGCGAATAACCTTAACCCATTGCTTGAATCGTTTCAAAGATTAAGTAAAGAGGCTGGAGGATCAGGTAATGCTTTAAAATCAATGCTTGGTGCTTTAACAGGTCCAGCGGGTATTGGGTTGGCTTTAGGTGCGGTTTCCTCGTTAATCGTTGTATTTGGCGACGATTTAATGAATGCAATAAACGAAACGGGAGCATTTGAAAAGTCAATGCAATCAATGAGAAATGCATTTGAGGAAAATCTTAAATC